CGAAGATGCAGCCACTGGTCCCTGGCGCCGACCCCGCGCCGAGCACCTACGCGTCCGAGCAGTGGTCCGCGCAACTGCAGACCTACGCGGACACCATCGACACCCACATGCCGTCGAGCATCACCGCCATCGCCTCGCTGTTCATGGAGAACACCCAGCAGCTCGGCATGGGCGCAGGCATGACCCTGAACCGCTTGGTGCGCAACAAGCTGTACAATGCGGGCCTGTCCGGTCACACCGTGGCCGACGGCGTGCAGACCGGCGTGACCACCCTGCGGGTCAAGCGGCTCAACGGCTTCACCAAGGCACGCAGGCCCGACCTGGCCGCGGGCAGTCCCGTGCGCTACGAGGCGGTCAGCGCCAGCAACCCGCTTCAGATCGAGGTGGGCACCGGCGCCAGCCCGTTCACCTTCGCGTCCCGCACCGTGACCGGCTTCACCCCCGACACCGCTGGCGACGAGACCGGCCCTGGCACGCTGACCCTGGCGGGCGGCGCCGTGACCGTCATCGACCGCGCCACCGTGCGCGCTGTGGACCGCACCTATCTGCACCGCGTGGGCGGCGGCACCCGCGTGGACGATGTTGGGTCCTCCGACATCCTGCGCATGGCTGACATCAGGACCGCCGTGGCCAGGATGCGCAACATGAACATCCCGCCGGCGGCCAACGGGCGCTACCACTGCCATCTGGACCCGACCTCGGAGTCGCAGATCTTCTCCGATGCCGAGTTCCAGCGGCTGAACACCAGCCTGCCGGACTTCTACCTGTATCGCGACTTCGCCATCGGCGAGATCCTGGGGACCATCTTCTACCGCAACAGCGAGTGCCCGCAGGTGGAGACCGTGGAGCCGAAGGACGGCACCACGTTCAGCCAGGACGACCCCTTCGCTGGCGAGCTGTACAACGACGGCACGTCCAGCGGGGTGCGCATCCACCGCCCGATCTTCACCGGCGGCGGCGGCCTCAAGGAGTACTACCAGGACCAGAGCGAGCTGATCACCGAGGCCGGCGTGACGGGCAAGGTGGGCAAGCCGCAGATCACCAACAACGGCATCCAGATCAACGTGGAGCGGGTGGACCTGATCATCCGCGCCCCGCTGAACCGGCTGCAGGACCAGGTGGCCACCTCCTGGAGGTTCGTGGGTGACTGGGCGGTCCGCACCGACGTCACCACCGGCGACGCGCGGAGGTTCAAGAGGTGCTGCATCGTCGAGCACGGTGAGTAGTCCAAGGTGATCTTCTGCTTCAACACGCCCGGCCCCTCACGGGGTCGGGCTTTGGCAGAGACGGGGTTGCGCCCGTCACGCGCAGCGCGTCGTAGCTGCGCACCTGCCGCCCCGGGTGCTGATGTCAGGCATTCGGGTCTAGGCGGCTTCGGCTGCCACTCGGCGCGAGGATGCACCCTTCGGGGTGTCGCCTCGAGGGCCATGCAGGCTTTCCAGCAGCCGGCTGGCCTGGGGCCCGGCCACCACGCAACGGCATACGGCCACGCGGTCCGACATCCGCGGAATTGCCAAAGCGAGGGGCCGGGCCCCGCCACGCTTTTTCGAGGTGATGCATGAGCGACGAGATTGTGTCTGACGAGAAGTTGGAGCCTCCGCTGGATACCCCGGCAGATGGTGGCGGCGACGTGCAGGTCGCCAAGGACGCCCGCGACTGGGAGCAATTCGCCGAGGATCTGGCCAAGGAGCATGAGCAGAAAGATGCAGCCTACCGCGAGCAGATCGGGGCGATGGAGGCAGCGCTGGCAGATGCCGCGCGAGAGTTGGATGGTTCCACTGCAATGCTCAAGGAGTCTGGCCAGGCGCTGGAAGCCGCACGCCAGGAGATGGAGAAAAAGGACGCGGAACTGGCCGGGCTCAGGCGCATCATGGGCCAGGCCGGATTGGTCGAGGTCGACCCGCAGGACAACGAGCCGGCAGCACCGCCGAAGAAATACCGCGTACTCAACAGCCGCTGCGTGAGCGTGGGAGGCGGGGCGATGAGCAACATCAACGAGGGCGACGTACTGGACGAGGCGGGCTACGGCACCGCTGGCATCCAGAGCCTCAGAGATCAGGGCGTGCAGCTCCAAGAGATGTGAGCCTGCACCATGAGGAGCCGACATGGCGCTGACCGCCGCAGAGAAGGAGAAGATTCGTTACTTCCTGGGTTACCCAGCCGTTAACCCTGCGGCCAGCTACCAGATCGGCATCCCTCGCCCTTCCCAGACAGCGTTCCTGCTCGAGTCCGCCATGGAGCAACTCATGGAGGTGGCCGAGTGCAGGGTACGCACCATCTTGACCACGCTCGCTGGCATCGAGACCAAGTTGACCGAGGCACAGGACTACCTGGCGACCTCGGCGGTTGAGGGCATCAAGATCCGCGCTGACCATACAGATGCACTGGAGCGAGAGTACCGCCGGTGGGGCGGGCGCCTGGCTGACATTCTCGGTGTGCCCTACTACTACTACTCTGAGCGGTTCGGTCCGCAGGCCAACTCGGTCACCAACGTGAAGGTCCGCTGATGCCCTTCACGCGCCTCACCAGGTCCACCTTCGCCAGCACGCTCACCCAGCGGCTGATTCCTGCGGTGGACAACGCCCGCGACCTGGCAACTAAGCTGGGCATGAGGCCATATCAGGTGCGCCTGGTGTGGACCCTGTGGACGGGTGGTCGGCGCGGCCTGGGCCACGAGACCATCCAGCGTGAGGAGCTGGTGGAGCCCACACCAGAGGTGGGCGCCATGGACGCGCTGACCGAGCAACTTACCGCCATCGGCATCGAGGAGCAGGGCGACCTGGTCATTGACAAGATTAGCGGGAGGTACACTGAGGAGGACCTTCGCGGCTTCACTGTGACGGACAACGGCGAGGTGCTGCCGCTGGAGGACGCGCAGCAGTTTTACTACGAGGTGGAGTTTTTCACCTCTGGTGCTGCCAGCGTTCGCCGCAGGTTTTCCATCTTGGGTTCGCCGAGCTACGACCCAGGGCGCGCGGCCTGGCAGGTACGCCTGGCCCGCGTCGGTGAGGACCGCACCAGAGATGGTGAGGTGTCCAGATGAGCGAGATCAGAATGGACCCCCGCGAGTTCGCCAACTGGATCGACCGAAGTGCGGCCGAATTCCCGATGGTGATGCAGCAGGCGGCCACCAGCGGCGCCATGGCGACCGTCCCCGTGCTGGTGCAGGCGACCGACAGCAGCCCGGCTCCGAGCGGCCAGGGCAACGCTGGGGCAGTGGACACCGGTCGCTATCGCAGGGCCTGGCGGGCGAGCAAGCATCCTAACGGTGCCTGGGTCTACAATGACCTGCCCTACGCTCCGGTCATCGAGGACGGCCGCCGCCCAGGTCGCAGGCCGCCGCCCTACCGTGAACTCGTGGCCTGGTGCCGACGAAAGGCGAAGGCACAGAACCCGGAGGCCATGGCCCGAGCTCTGGCGCGCGCCATCGGCAAGCGCGGCATCAAGGCGCGCAAGGTGATGGCCGGTGCGCAGCCGGACATGAACAAGGCCTTCCGCAAGGAAGTCGTCCGCGTGCTGGACCGCTGGTCGAAGGCAAGGCGATGACCACAGCCCACCCGACCGAGCAGCCCACCCGCAAGCCGCCGCAGGGCGGCACGCGCCTGGTCACGCGACCGGACGAAAAGCAGGTGCTGGTGGGCAACCAGGAGACGGACGCCCGCGGTGCTCTAACCCGCGGCGTCAAGGAGTACCTGGAGCAGATCGAGTGGGTGGCATCCGGCGGGCGCCCCATCCGGCTAAAGCGCATCACCGAGGACTGGGCAGAGCCCGAGGATGGCGCTGCCGATCTGCCCTCGGCCGCGGTGATCCCTGTTGGCCCTGGGTCCTACGACGGATCGAAGTTCAATCCGACGCCCAGCGACAAGGACCTGCTTCCGGACGGGACCTACCTGATGAGTCCCTGCGAGCTGGTGCAGCCGCTGCAGGCGGACATCTACTGCGGCGACCCTGCCCAGCGCATGGCGGTGGTCGCCATGCTTGAGCAGGCCCTGCTGGCCCCCGTGACCTGGATGTACGGATTCAGACTGGAGCTGCCGCATTATTTCGGCCTTCACGCCGAGTACGAGTGCACGGGCATCACCTACGTGGACACCGAGCAGTCGGCGGCCAGGCGGGACCGGAGAGCGATGGTGACGTTCACCGCGCGGGTGCCCGTGTGCAGGCAGGTGGCGATGCCGCTGGCCATCGTTGTGCCGTCACTCGGCGCATTGAGCGACGAGCAGGCGGCGATCACGAAAGAACGGACCAAGGGCGCGGTCTTGCGCTTCGCCCTCGAGGTCGAAGAACCATAGGAGGCTCAAGTGGCCGGATTCATTAGGCGATATCAGTCAGTCCCTAACAACGACACGCTGGGCCTCATCGAAGGCGCGGTCATCATCGACCTGCCGCCCCCCGGCTCCATCGAAGGCGTGGGCACCGGCACGGTCCTGATGGTGGCAGAGTTCCAGGACATGAGTTACGCATGCCAGGACAACGGCGCTGGCGGCATGAGCCGCAAGTACCGCCCGGTGGAGATAATCAGTGGCAAAGACCTGACCGACAAGGTCGGCGGGTTCGACTCCACCCTCGGCGACATCGGCAACGC